CCAAGAATCGTCGCGCTATGGAGGTCTTAGAACAATTTCGTAAGACATTATCAGTTGATATGGTACTTGCTAATGAATCTATCAGAGAAGCCGTCAAAGACGGTAAAGCTACTATCGAAGAATCTAAAAAGCAAATTGCTGATCTTACCGAAAGCGCTGCTGATCTTAAAGTTCAGCTAGAAAGCACTCAGAAAGAATTATTCTTAGAGAAAAAGCTAGCTGGTTTTGAAGATAAGAAATCTAATTTCATTAGAAAGACATTTGCTGATAAAGAGTTGTCTTTCATCGAAGAAAATTTTGACTACACAGTCACAATGTTTGATAAGAAAGCTCAAGAAGCTCTTGAGGTTATCAAAGAAGAAGCTACTAAGGATTGTAAAGCCCAGGAAGCTGAAGTAGTTGTAGAAGAGAGCTCATCTACTCCTAAATCCGCAACCGAACTTTACGCTGCTGAGTTAGCTAACATGAGACTGTAAAGTAGTCTTAAACTACTGTTGAGGTATTAATTACCTGATTCTCCAATGCAAAGGAAAACAATAAACTGAAAGGAAAATATAAATTATGAACGAAGAAAAAACTCGTCCTAATCAAAACTATATCGATAATAATCGAGCTCAACAGTTGTTGGAGAAGTGGAGTCCTGTTTTGGACTATACCTCTGATAAAGTTGACAAAATTGAAGACGCTCATACGCGTTTGAACACCGCCATCCTTCTTGAGAACCAAGAGGAATGGTGTATAAAGGAAGCCAACACCGCGGTTGACGGTGCATTTGGTACAAGCATTAATAACGCTCAAGGTGGTGCTGGTTATGCTAGCTCTGACTCATATGCTGCTGGTGATGCACGTTTGCCGAAGATTCTTATTCCGATGATTCGTCGTACGTTCCCAGAGTTGATCACTAACGAAATCGTCGGTGTACAGCCAATGAGTGGCCCAGTTGGTCTCGCGTTTGCTTTACGTTATAAGTACAGCAACGAGAAGCTTGATGGTACATTTATTGCTGCTGGTACAGGAGTTGAAGCTGCATCTGCTCAAGGTTCCGCTACTGGTGATATTACCAAGGGTGGTCAGAAGACTGGTGAACTTGGTCACAACTACTTAGGTTCATCTGTAACTGGTCAGTTGTCTGCTATGACAGGTGATCCTGACTACGCTACATCCTCGTTGTCTGCAGATTCACCTTGGTTGTCTGCTGCTCAACCGTTTAACGATGCTGACGAAGGTCTAGCAGCTCTTACAAGTTCTTTTGAGCTTGATAACGCTAAGAACGCACCTACTGTTGAACTTAGTTTCGAAAAGACAGCTGTTGAAGCTGGTACTCGTAGGTTAGGTGCTAAATGGTCGGTTGAGTTAGAGCAGGATCTTAAGAACATGAATGGTATTGATGTTGACGCTGAGTTAACCAATGCTATGTCTTATGAGATTCAAGCTGAAATCGACCGTGAGATGATCATTCGTATGATTCAGGCCGCTCTTAAGGGTGGTGAGCAAACTGGTTACACATCCTTCAACATCGCTTCTGCTGATGGTCGCTGGATGGCTGAGCGTAATCGTGCCTTCTATCAGAAGTTGATCGTTGAGTCTAACAGAATTGCTGTACGTAACCGTCGTGGTTCTGCTAACTTTGTTGTTGCTACACCTCGTGTTTGTGCTATTCTTGAGATGCTTCCTGAGTTCTCTTGGATGACAGTTGACGGTAACGTCAATACACAGCCAGTTGGTGTTGCTAAGGTTGGTAACGTTGGTGGTCGTTTTAACGTCTATCGCGATACAC